AGAATCATTTTTATTTTTATGTAATTTTACTGATTTTGAATTTACAATTTTTATAAAATAATTAGATTTATCAATTAATCCCGAAATATTCGTATTTCCATTTGTTGAATAGATTACTTCTTCGTGATTATCAAAATTGTGATTATTTAAAAAAGTAATAGTATCTGTATTAATATTTACTGATGTTCCATCGGCTTTTAATTTAGAAATAATTTTGGATTTGACTAAATTTGTTTCTAATATTGCTCCTTCGCCATTTCCGCCAGAAATAGTTACTTTTGGTTTTCTATCATATCCAATTCCAGGAGAATTGATTTTCACTTCTTCAATTGAACCAGAAAGGATCAAATGTGCATTACAACCAGATCCAATAGAATCTGAAATAATTAAATTTGGTGGATTTATAACGTCATAATCTTTTCCTGGATTTGTGACTGTAATAGAATTGACCATTCCATAATAAATATTTTCATCAAATAATGTGGGTGAGTATATTTCTACACCATTTGCAAAAATACCTACTTGTCGATTAAAAGTAGTTCTATTTTCTGGATCATCAAAATAATCAATAGAATCATTTAATTTGATTTTTTTTAATAACTTTTGATCTTTAATTATTTTATTTTCAAAACCAAGTTTGTAGATTTGATCTGATGTTATTGGATAATCAATTTGAATAAATTTTTCATTAAAAATATCACTATTGCTATATGACAATTTAATTTGGTTGTCATTTATTTTTGTTACAAAATATACCCCTGTAGAAATTCCAACAGAATTCGAATTATAATAAATTTTGTCTCCAGTTAAGAAATTGTGATTGTTTGTAGTTAAAACGGTCGTACCAGATCCAACAGAACTAATATTTTTTTCTGTTGATGTGCATGTAATTTGATAATCAGGAAGACCAGAACAAGCAACATATAAGTATTCTTCATTTTTGTCAATATATGTATTTTGAACTGATGAAATTATATTTGAAACATTTGAAAAGATATTAGAACTTGATTTTATAAGTTTTCTTTTAATTTTACTTACATTATTTAAATTTAATGTTTTTGATGTTTCTATAATAAATCTATTTTTGATTTCTCTTTTATCACCATCTTCTACATTTGTAACTGTTGCTTCAATCTGTTCTTCGCCGTCAAATATATAAATTTTTTGATTTTTATGTACAATTAAATTATCTTTTAAATATATTCTATAAGTATTATTTGTAAGAATTTCAATATTTTGAATATCATGATTGGTTGGAATATTGTAAACCCAACTTGTAAATTTATAATCTTTTGAAATATTTTTACCAAAAGAACTTAAGGATATTTTATCTCCTTTTCTTAAGTTTGAAGATTTGTCAAAATTGACATTTCCTATTACGTTAATAATTCTAAATTTTATTGGAGATATGTTATCAATATCAGAATCTGCATAAGAATAAGCTAATTTATTTTCATAAATCAAATCACCAAATTGTAAATCATAAATGAGACCAGTAATATTTAATAATTGAGTATTTGTTTTATCTGTGTAATTTATTTCAATATTTCCGCTATTTGTTTTTGCAATTACGGTGCCAGAATATGCAAATCCAACTGTAGAATCTACATTAATAACTGTTGAATTTTTTGATATAGAATCAATTACTTTTGTGGTTCCGGTAAATTCAAAACTATTAATAAAAGAAGTCGAATCTAAAGAAATTTCATATAAATTCTTACCTTGAACTGGTCTATATTCGACATTGTAAATTGAAGCTGAAGCAGTTCCAGAAGATACTTGCTGATACAAAGTAGATCCAGCAAGAAAAAGAGGATCATCACCAGAAACTTTTTCTACTAAAATATTTTTTGTTATAAAATAATTATTATCAGATGGCCTCAACATATATTCTTGAGGTTTAATTACTTCTACATCTTCACCAAAGAGAACTTTAAATAATATTTTAAAAGACGTATCGGTCCCTTTTGTTGTATAAAAATCCTTTGCTCTTGATAAAATATTTTCGATAGATATATTGGAAGTAAAACTTCTTTCTTCAAATCCTGGCAGAAATTGGTTTTTAAATTTTTTAAAAAATTCAAAAAAGAAAATATAATTTAAGTTATTGATTATTGTTCCGGCAGAATGGTCTTCTGCTAAAGTTTTTGTAAAAGTTAAAAATTCTGGATTATTGTTATTTTCAAGATTTTCAATACCACTAAAACCACGTATACATCCAAGAAAAGAATTTTGTGTTTTTGATGTATATGTAATGATCTCATCGTTAATTTTTAATATACCATATTTGTCTGGATATCCGATTGTATGAGATGCATAAATTATATCATCAAATGATAAAATAGAAGAAGTTAATTTTGATTGTAACTGAGAGTCTATTAAAGTTTCATTATTAAAATTTTCAATACTTTTATATTTTACCAGATTATTTGATAAATCAACTATACCAGTTTGGTGTTCTTGTGAAATATAATATTGATTTAAAAATTGTTTAAATGTAGGCGATTCTTCATTTAGAAACTCTGGTATTTGAGAATCTAAAATGTGATTGATTTTAACTCTTTTGATCTCAGACATTTATCTTGTATACAATCCGTTAAGGTAACTTGAGGTAGAAGTGTATTGTGTAGCTGAAGTATTTTCTCCAGATTCAATAACATCTTCTATAGTATTTACAACAGTATTTGAAATATCTATTTGAAGATATATATCTTTCAACGCAATTATATCATTTGACTCTGGAACTGCTTCAATTTGAATAACACCAGTTTCAAGAGATGTAGAAGTAATATTAATTATATCTAGTATAATTTCACCTTTTGTATAATCAACTGTTCCTGCATTATTTTTTACAATTACGGGATTATTGTCTATAAGTTTAAATAAAATAATTCTACCAGATGATAATGAAATTGGAAAATCTGTAATATATAAAGTTTCGGCAAATTCATTAGTTTTAAATCCAGAAGATTTGATGCTATAATTATTTGTTTTTTGGTGAAATTTATTACCAAAACATATCTCATAAGTTGCAAATGTATTAAATGCTGGTTGCAAGTCTCTTCTCATTTTGACTTTTGTAATATTAGATGTAATTGCTCGATTTGTATTATCAATTAAACTATTAACCTTACTATACTTAAATCTTCCACCAAAACTATTTACGTCCGTTGATCTTGAATATATGTTTAAGGTATTAATAACTTGATTGCGAAGTAGACTTGCATTTGCAGTAAATGATTGGTTGTAATATATTGTTGTGTCCAATTCTACATAAAGATATTTTAAATCAATAATTTCAGGTTTAATTCCAGCAATACTATATTGTTTTAGTTTTTTTCTAATTTCATTTTTTTTAATTTCTGATAAAAAATTTCCATTTCTTGGTTTGATTGATATGAATACCTTTCCGTACTGTGGTGGATCTAATTCGTCTCCACCATAAGCAGATACCGAATCCACATTTGTATAAATGTATGGTATTAGTGCTTTATAGTCGTTTGCTGTGACTGCTCTGTATTGTGATGCATATACTCTTGGTGCAAGATATTTGATAGAATCCAATTCTTCAATATCATCTCCATTTTGAGCAGATGTTGTTGTGGTTAAAAGTGAAATCCCTGATGTAATTGTAATTGCGTTATTGTCCACAATTGAACCAGAAAATGTAAAATTGGATGCACCATTTGCAGTTTTTCCATTAGTTACGATGTATGAAACAAGTACAGTGCTTCCGTTTTCTGGTTTCTTTCCCAATAAATTATCACCAAAAAGAATTTGGTATTTTTCATCATTGACTTCTTGAATTAAAAATACTTTAGAATTTTTATCAATATTTAAAATATTATCATAAAGCGAATATTTTTCGGTTGATGTTAAAGATACACTTACTCTGATTGTAGATGTATCGATATCGGTGTTATCTAAAATGTATTTTTGGTTTGGTTGACTATAATCAATCGTAAAAGTTTTAGTTAAATATGTTCCTTCATAAATTGATATATCATTAAAATATGCAATACCAAAATTATCAACTGTGGTTGTTATAGCAGAAGGAATTGAAAATATATAATTGCCAGATTCAACAGCACCCAAAGCAACAATTCCTGCCTTTAATGTAACTGTTCTTGAATTTAAAGATCCGGTATTTACCGTAAAAGATATTTTAGATTCAGCTGATCTTTTAGAACGAGGAACGTAACCAATATTTCTTGCAAGAGATACAACATTTTCTCTTAATGTCGCAGAATCAATAAATGACTCATTTGCTTGCATATTAGTATTATATGCAGTAATATAACTATTATATGCTAAAACATCTATTAGAATTGAAAAATTAGATCCTTCAAAATCAAAATCACTAAAATCTGTATTTGCTCTCAGATAGTCCTTAATCTGAGTTCGCAAATCATTAAAATCTAAATTTGTAAATTGATTAAATGACATTAGACTTTTGTTGATTGTAAAATAAATTCTATATTCTGAGTCGCAAAAGGCATACCAACAATGTCATAAGAAATACTAATATTTAAATCATTATTATCTAATTCAGATTCAATGATCACATTATTTAATTTAATTCTGTATTCATAATTATTAATTAAATTTGTTATTTCTTGTTCTAAAAATACAGATATTTCAGAACTTTGTATTTCAAAAAGGGAGTTTTCAATAGATGTTCCTAATAAATTATTAAAAAATCTTTCCCCAATACGAGTTCTTACAAGATTCATTACCGATCTTTTGATCGAATCTTCATTTTTTAAAACAGTTAAATCATTCGTAATTGGATGTCTAGTAAAAGATAAACTAATATCTTTAAAACTACGAGAAATTTTTACTGCCATTCATTTTTTCTCTTTTATATATCTATAATACTTTTTACCAAGTTTTTCCATAATTTGGTTCCGTTCCATATTCCCAATCATCATAATCTTCATCATTACGAATTTTTTCATGAAGATCGGTTTGTTTTTTTAAATTATGATTGGGTGCCAAATCATGCATAATTTCTTGAATGATTCTTTTTGGCGGTTCTGTTTTATAATCCGTAATCAAATGCGTAGTTCCCCACATTTGACGCATATATTCTTTGTCTCTATCGACTGATAAATTGGACATTTTTCTCCTGTTTTAAAAATAAAACAGAACTTTTATGATGGAGGTTTCTATCTCCAAATATATTTAACGATTTAGATTTCTGATTTTATAATTGTATGAATTAAAATATTTTAAAAGTTCAATTGCAACAATTTTTGGATTTCCTTCTCCACAAGTATAAATGTCAATTGCAATGCATCCTTTTTCCGGCCATGTATGCGCCGAAAAATGACTTTCTGATAATGCAATCACAATCGTAAGACCTTGTGGTTCAAATTTATGAGTAAAGATATTTAAAATAGTCATCTTTGCACGAGAAATCCCCCTTTGGATTACTTCCAATAGAGGGATTGTATCATTTAACAAATTATATTCAATATCATATACCTCTAATAAGAGGTGATTGCCCATAGAAAATTGTTCCAATAATTATGATACTAAAAAAATTATTTATTTTAATTTAAATTTGTAATTTCATACATGTAATGATTAGATGTTTCTATTTTTCTTTTATTTTCGATTGAATATACTGTCAAATCAATTTCATATCCAGGATTTTTGTCTATTCTATCGAATGTCCAGGCATTATCGTACCAAATAATGCGATTATTTGGGTAT